GAAAGCACCGGCGGCGGATGCCGTATCGGTAGAAGTCGTCTTTGCGATTCCCGTGAAATCCTGGGATGTCGTCGGTTGAGTCGTAGCCATATCCACAACGTTTCCAGAAGTCGACTTGATGGTCGGCTCGCCGGCGTTGATAGACGCTACGGACCCGGACGCAACTGTTGCGGCTAGGCTGTAGACATCTACGAGAGGATACTGGATCCTGATGTCGATTTTTGATACTGACATTGAGGTAAGGAATTACTTTTGAATAATCCCTCACCCGAATCCGTTATTGAAATGCTAGCGTCTTGCAGCTTCGGCTTCGCGCTGTTTCTTTGCCGCGGTTCCGAAGACAATAGGCTTGCCTTCACGGCGCGCAAGAATCCATGTTTCCATGTTTTCCGGCTTGACGTGGGCTATCTTGGCAGCGGCCAATTCTTCCGGACTGGCTTCAAACTTCGTTTTCTCCCTCTGGGGAGAGCCCGAGCCGGAACCAAATCGACGGACTGGGGTCGTTGCCCTGCGAGTGATTTCCTCGGCTACTTGCCTATTCTTGACAGAATTGACGAGCGCCATGGCTGCGGACAGATCCTGTTCAGGATCGCCGGAGGGACGGATGGTAGTACGGAGATATTCCTTGGCCAATTCGCGTTCGTCCTCATTTTCGATAGAATCTGCAAGCTGCATGGAGGTCTTTTGGGCCTGCTCAGCCTGCATTTTCTTGAGTTCGCCGCGGGTGACTGGTTTATCGTCGTCTGAACCATCATCCAAATCATTGTCAGGAGGAATAACATCTCCGAGGACTTTAGCGGGATCTCCGCCAAGCTCTTTCAAACGCTCCGCATTCTTTTTGAGGGAATGAGCGGCGCGGTCGATTTCGGGACGTTTGTTCTTCCTTGCTTGTTCAAGAGCTGCTTTAACTGGATCTTGGGGAGGGGCGGATTCCGCGGTCTTGAGCTCGGCCGACGCAGTTTCGGCTTTCTTCTTTAAATCTGCGATTACTTCCGGAGCTGCCCCGTCGGATTCCGCTGCTTGTAGGTTGGCTGACGCAGTTTCAGCCGTCTTCTTTAACTCTGCGATTTTCTCTGGAGTCATTGTTTATATCGTCATCATGGCTGACGTTGCCAATTATTCATCTCCTAATAAATGGGAGGAGTTCCCGTTACGATCCTCAGCCGCAAGGATCTTCAGATACTCGTCTTCCTTGTTGCCCCACCAGAGCGCTGCTTTGCCGAAGATGAGATCTTCGGGAGTCATCGACTTGTGGGCAGCTTGGACGAACGTGGTATAAACGACCTGCTCGCGGATGAGTCTAAAGGCTTTTGCTTCGAGGACTTTCAGTGCGCTTTCGCGCAATTGAATCGTCTCCGCCGCATCAACCTTCCGACCGTTAACGAAAAGGATTCCTTTATCGTTACAGTAAAGTATATCACTTAAGGGCAATGCTGCAACCTTTTTCAATATGGCACTTATCAACAGGGACCTATCCGAGGTGGATAAGTCCTTGTTTTTGAGCGTGGATATGACTTTAGTGATTTCCGGACTCGCCTTCATCTAATTTAGGCGGCTGGAGCGGCGGCTTTCTTCGGCTTCACATTGGATGATGTGCGCACACGCGGCTTGGCAGGAGCTTCAGGCGTGGAAGCACCCGTGTTGATTCCTCCAACACCTCCGTCTGCGGGTACAGGCTGAGTGACAGCGCCTTTGACAAGACCTTTACGAACAATGTAGCGCGCCTTGATGGTATCCTCGTTGATTACAACAGACGGATCCAACTTCTTGGCATTCTCGAGGTCGGTGATGGCTTCAATTAGCTTGACTGGATTAACGGCCCAAGGATACGAACGAGCGTATGTAGATTGAGACATGGTGATTATTTTTAACTGATTATTCTATCTAAGGAATCTATTTGGCTGAAACGCCCGGGACAGTCGCAGGATTCACTCCCTGGCATCCCTTGAAATTCTTGGGCTTGCCGCCTGTTGCGACAAAATGATGAAGACCGGCCTTTTGCTTGGCGACCTTCTTCATTATCTGCTTCTCTCCGCCTGGTGCGGGAGCTTTCTTGATTGATTTATTCATCTTGATACTTTGGTTGGAATATTATTAAGGGGCGACACGACCGGCTTCGCTCCAGGGCCATTCGGCGGCCCTCCACCTTCCCCACCCTGTCCTGGAATCATACCATTCTGGGTAGGAGGTTGAATAGGGCCTTTATTCTTGTATCTGTTCGGGTCATCGCCGCCGTATTCCTCGATGGCGAAGTCGTCAACAACATTCTTCTGATCGGTGAACGGCACTACGCGAGGATCAGTGAGGATATTGAAGGCGCGCATCTTGCGTTCGCGCTCGGCGCCCAGAGACTTGTCCACAATCTGATCCGGATCAATCCAAATAGTGACGGACATACGGGCTAGCTGATATGGATTGACGAGATATATGCGCATGTCGGACTTGGAGCGCGCTTCCGGAGTCTTGCCGGTCATATCATATAATGCCCACTCCTTTTTCAGGATCTGGTCATCGGTGAATTGCTTGCCCATGTTCTCGGTCGAGAACATTATCTTGTTGGTGATCTGCTTGCCTTTTTCTTTTCCTTTGATGAGAAACTGCTTGTATTTCAGGTTGAGACTGCCAGGGACCGTATCATCGAGCTCTCCCACCGTCTCATGGCTCACGATGCAATCCCAAGTCAATTCGCCGATTTGTTGGATGAGATCTCCTATCATGAGAGCGAACGGCGACATCAGCATCTTGGCTTGTTCTTGTTGAGCTTGAACTTGCTGCGCGGTTATGGCACTTGGTTGTTGTCCTGGAGCAGTCGGCTGAGTAGCACCGGCCGGATTTGCCTGTGAAGTGGCTTCGAGATCGTTATTCTGCTGCATGAATGCTTGATAGGCCATAGCGAGATTCGGACCAAGGTTGAAAGGTGTCGCGGTAGCGCCCATAGGCATCCCGATTGTGGCTGAAGGGACCATGACCTTGGTATCGACTTTGCCGACGCCGGATAGGAACATCGGCTTAAAGACGTCGAGCTGTGTGGCGTCGAAGAAGAGCTGATGCATCTTGTTCAATGCAGCATCATCCCAGAACATGTTTGCCGCAGCGGATTTGTAGTATAGGAAGCGGCCGGTCGGATCCATTGGCTGATATCCTGTCTGCGCAAAACGATATACCGGAATTGAAACCCACTGGTTATCAATCAAGCATAGCCGACGATGAGTGAAAGGATTGCTGTTATACGGATCCTCTTCATTACCCATGAAAACTCCGCCGACAAAAGTGACTTCGAGGTCTTCATCACGATAGAAAGCGGTGAATTCCTGGACTTCATCTATGTCAGCCTCAGTCCATACGATGTCAAATAGAGTCTGGTTTTCCTGACCAGCCAGGAGCACGCGTGTCTTCCCTGCCTGGACGAAATCGAAAAGATCTGTGCCATCGGCATTGAAGTGCTTGCCTGAATACTGCTTGCGTGCCTGATCCCATGAAAGCCGACGGACACGAATCATATACGGCTGGCGCTGGATGTTCTTACCGCAACCGCTGTAGAAATCAGCACAGAGTAATTCGCCAATCGGGATGATGTTCAGATTGAGCCCGGTTAGAAGCTGATCTATGGCCTCAAGTATCTTTATGGATCCATCAGCCATTCGCTGCTTGATACGCTGCATCGCTTCGATCCATTCGACTTCAACCCAGACGCAGGGTTGTGAAAGCGCCGATAGGATCATGAACATGAACTGAGTCTCATAGTTAGCTTTTCGGAGGGCGTCCTCAATGAGATAACGTGCGACTCTGGCGCTCATCGCATCGTTCTCGTTCTTCTCGTTCTTGGCATATGCAAAAGGATACAGCATGCCGGCAATCGCCCGGGCGAGGATTGCGAAGAGCTTGTTGCGAGAGATGTTCTTTCGGCCTTTCCATCTCCATTGCTTCTGCTTCGGAACATACTCGCAGCCTACATATGTGCTCATCGTCTCTTGATCGAGACGTGTGCGGCTCAATAGAGAATGACCGTCGAATTCTTTGAATTCGCGGTGCTGAAGGGCATACGCGACCCAATAGTCCTGCTGCACTTTTGCATACAGCTTTTTTACCGCATCAGGCGGTTGATATGAAGACTCTGAAAGAGATTTGTAGTTATCCAGAGGCTTACCGTCAGCCCCAGTGATTTTCTGTCCAACCATACGATAATTGTATCACGGAAAAGGGGATAAAGGTGTGGATATTCAGAGAATCTTATTATCCTTCATGATCTGGTAGAACATAGAGTGAAAACGGATGAATCCACTATGGTCGAAGTGAAAAATATACTCCATCGATCCTTCTTGGCCATAGAACCGATAATGGAGTTCCTTCAAAATACATTCCATGAGCTCGTGAAGAAAGATATTCTCTTCATCGCCATAATCTACATCTAATTGGATCTCTTTCTTATCCCATAAAAATGCGCCATTGTTCTTATTACCATTCTTTTTGCTATGGAACCTAGTAATTTTCCAGTTATATCCGAAAGCTTTGAGGGTCTTTGGAATTTTCATTTTATTAGTAGTCTTCATCGATATGAATCGTCAGTCCGCTTGCTTGGTGGTGAGGAACATCGGCGATTTGGAGCTGATAAGCGGTAGCGTCGATAATATCGTCCTTTGAGCCGACAGGGAAGTGCATAAGCTGTGCTTCGAGGTCTTTGCATTGACCTTCTATGTGGAATATTGAACCTGTGGAATACCTGGGGATAAGTCCGCGAATACGTATCTCCTTAGCCGTTTGCTTGTGATCCAGCTCCACGATAGGCAAGAAGATGCCGCGCTTGCGCTGTTCCGAGTCCAGATAAGGCTTTAAACCCTCCGTATAGGTCGTTTTCTCGATTCCTATGGCTTCGTAGTGGTTTGAGGTGTGGAGATTGAATAGGGCGTCCACAAGCTCTTCAGGGCCTAGTTTTGAGCCCCAAGCCTTCAAGTGCCAGAAGTTCTCCGAATTGACCCGGTTGTCGCAGAAGCCAGTCTGATCAGCCTGGGTCTTTTTGCTCATGGCGGTATCCACGGTGAGGAATCGCCGGCAGTTCATCATGGCGAGTTTTGTCTCATCAGTATATCTGTACCAGTCTGGCTTAAATTCTTGGTTCTCAGTCAAAACCGGATTGCCTTGATAGAGGGCATTCCAGTCATATGGGCCAATGGTAGTCTTGATCTCCTGAAGCGCCTTCATGGTGAATCTGGTAGGCCATAGCGGTTCGTTGGCCTGGCGATATGGGAGACTGTCGTGTTCCGAGATGGCGGGCAGCCGGATGATTTTTGTTCGAGTTTTAAGATCTGGATTTTCAAGAATCCTTCCGGCGAGGTCGCTCATATTCCATCTGGTCATAATGAGGACTACTACGCCATTCGGCGCGAGGCGGGTGAATGCCGTCGAGGTGAACCATTCGTATGTCTTTTCCTGGTAGACGCGACTATCGGCTTCTTCCCTGTTCTTTACCGGGTCATCAATCAAGAGGACGTGGGCGCCGCGACCTGTGATAGCGCCGCCAACGCCGGCGGCAGTGTAGCTTCCCCCTCTATTTGTCATCCATCTTCCCTTCGCCTTTTCGTCTTCCTTGAGCTTCACATCCGGAAAGATGACTTTGAACCTAGGAGAATCTACTTTGTCGCGAGTTTTTGAGCCGAATGATTGGGCGAGTTCGGCCGAGTAGGAGGCGATGATGACTTCTCTGTCAGGATTGCGGCCGAGATACCAAGCCGGAAAATCTATTGAACATTGACGGCTCTTGCCGTGCCTGGGCGGAACAGAGACGATAAGTATCTTGAAATCCCTATCGCCGAAAGCTTCAATATGCTCGAGCTCTTTGGCGATGATATCGTGGTGCCAGTTTGGATCGTAGTCGTTGTCAGTCGCAATCTCAAAATCGATGAGATTATTTCTTGACTGGCTTACGACCATTGCTAAGGCGGCTTGCGATTCTTTGGAGTTGAGTTTCATTGAAAAGTTGGAGTTTCTCCCCGTCCGATGTCACATCCATTGTAACAGATGCGGTAGATCGGCCAAATGTCCTATTCAGGATATCTTCGGCGGCTTGGCGGTCAGGCTCCTTGGTCGTCATGTAGTAATATGTGGTGCCGGAATCGGCCGAATCTTCCATGTCGCCATTTTCGACCTTACCTTCAAGGTACATCTGGATTTCTTCCAAATCAGTGACGAGCACCGGTTTTTTGGCCCGATACCATTGTTTCTTTTTAGGACCGACAAGCTCCTTCTCTATCTTGAATAGATATGTCGATCCATGTGCAAGGCCTAGTTGAATGTCCAAAAGACGATCGGCTACACTCATAACGCGCTGCTGATACGCCTTCATAACCACCTCTTTTTTCAGGGTATCGTCGTTCTTGCGGCCTAGAGGGCGGCCTCCCTTTTTTCCGTTCCTTATTGATGATTCGCGGGATGGCATATTTGTATTCTACACTCTTTTCGTCTTCATATCATCTCATTCACCCGACTGTCACGCTTCCTTTGCACAAGGAGGGACATTCTTTTGTGCCAAAAGCGTGGTGGAAACTTGCTGTATGACCACACTCGCAAAAGGGGCGCCCGTCATAGCCTAATTCTTCTTGTTTGGGTGTTTTCATTGTATTTGTATCGTGCTTCTAATTTTATGACAGCCAAAACATATCTGTGTAAGAGCGTCGTGGAAAGTGGAGTAGATAGCTTGTTGGGTATGCTTACCCTCGCAACCTTGGATATGCTTGCGGACTTCTTCCTGGGTCTCTATATGTTCGTAGGTGAAGTTCATTTTATTTCCTCTAATTCTGATAAATGAGCGTCGAACCACTTACATATCTTGGTAAAGACTTTCTTTTTGGCCACCGACTCCGCCGACCTCGCCGACTCCGCCGCCGCCGCCGCCGCCGACTCCGCCGCCGACCACGCCGACTCCGCCGCCGCCGCCGCCGACTCCGCCGCCGACCACGCCGCCGACCTCGCCGACTCCGTCGCCGACTCCGCCGCCGCCGACCACGCCGACCACGCCGCCGACCACGCCGCCGACCACGCCCCCGCCGCCGCCGACCACGCCGACTCCTCCGTCGCCGCCGCCGCCGACTCGTTCTCTTTAGTCGGTTCTAACAACCACTTCTTTGCCGCTTCGATAGCCTCTCTTGGTCTTTTATCCTTAGGATACACTTTCTCATATTCTCCGATACACAATTCTGCAGCAAATATAGATAAGGCCACGGAGTCTTTCTTCTGCCACTTCCACGCTTTAATGATTCTCATATCCGAGTAGACTTCTTTGTCATCCTGTTTCTTGGATTCTCCTTTCACCTCGACTTCGGCAAGAATCTCTCCTTGGACATATGAGAACGCTTCCCAGATTTTCTTGGAACAATGGAAACCTGCTCGGCACATATCTAAGTCGCCATCGTGCATTTTCCATTCGCCTACTTTCCAAGTACAGTCACCTGAATTGGATTTGAAGCCTTCTCGGAGAAATTTGTAGCGGGTTTTAGTCATATCTTTTCTTTAGATTCCGCTTCTTTATCGCAAACACAACACTTCTGCTTCTCCCTCTTTGTTATGGACTGTTTCATGTTAGTTTGATGATTCTTTAATGCCAGATTCATAAGCACGACTAACAAGATGTCTTAATTCATTTTTTACAAGAGATTGGAGGGTCATGTTATTTTCCTGAAAAACCTAAATAATATTGATAAATCGTACCACACAACTGCCCCGGATCAACACAAGTAAGCCACGGAAAGGGTGTCTAAGCTATGCAAGCCTATAGACTACCTAAGAACAGCTTATTGACATATCATGCCTATCTTACTATGATGGCAATATGTTTGCAAGACTGCCGCGACTGTCCAAAAAGAAGCAGGATCAGATTCTGAAGTGCTTTGTGCAAGGCAAAATAGCCCTAATTACGGCCGAGGATGTGGGTGTTCATCGTAACAGCGTGAACAAGTATTACAGGCACTACCGGGAATTGATTATGGAACGGACATCGAAGGCGCCAAGGTTTGCCGGCGAGGTGGAGATGGACCAAGCGTTCTTCGGCCGGGGAGCCAAAGCTAGGACCCGGGAAAGGAAAGCTATCGATAGCGGGTATGGGGATTGGCGGCCGCCACGCGGTCTTCGCAGAAAAATAGCTAGACGTAAGAAGATGAATGTCATGGTATTCGGGATTATCCGGAGAGAGGGTGATGTGTATACGAAGATAATCGAAAAGGCGAACCGCGATACCCTCTTCCCTATCATCCATCTAGTCGTCGACCCTGGAACAACCATCTATACGGACCAATGGGCTGGCTTTAATGAGCTCAAGATAAGCGGATACGTCCACAAGGCCGTAAACCACTCTGTACGGCGCAGGACGGTAGATGGTGTGCATACGCACAACATAGACCGGTTCTGGGGGTATGCGAAGGGGTATATAAGCCGATTCAAGGGTGTTTCTAGGCATGTCTACCCTCTCTATCTGAAAGAAGCCGAATTCAGGTACAACCACCGAAAAGACGATCTACTGAGGATAATGAGGAATTTAGTTACACAAAATTATCTCCAAGGAAAGGGGTTGTGATTTCATCATGGTAGGCATCGTCAAGGGTATCTTCCGTCGTTGCGCTTGAGAGACGAATGGCATGCCTATTTTGACTTCAATATGCGGTGCATGCCAGTACCGCAAGTCGGACAAGTTCCTTTACAGGCCTTGCGGCCGTTCTTCATAGTGATCTCGTGACATCCTTTGATGTCCTTCTTCTTTTTACATTTTACGCAGTATCCTATGGCCATGGGGCTTAATGCTTGACACGCTTCATTGCGTCCTTAAGAGTATACTCGTCTTTCTTTGTTCCCTTCTTGGCTTTTGCCTTGGCGAGAAATTTCTTTTCTCGGGGAATGAAAGTAGTAGGTGCTCCTTGGCTAGTACGTCCAACCTCATCTATGTTCTGACGAGATGTCTTCAGGTTTGAAGGGAGATTATCTGGGGCAATCTTTTTCATTTCCTAATTATACACCCTTTTTCTGTCCACGAGTAGAAAGAGTGGATATCTTGGGGATTATTCCTCAGATCCAGATACTTGAACTCCAAGCATCTGATCCAACGGCTTGCGCTGCTCTTGAGCCGTGGATATGAGCGTAGTGGATAGGGTCGCAGCGACTCCACAGGCCTCTTCCAAGGCTACGCGCAGGACCTTGACGGGATCCTTTACCCATTCAGGTATCTCGAAATCCTTGGGACCGGTCGAGATGATCTGCTCATAGACCGAGGAAAGCGCCGGCTTGAGGATAGCGTCTGCCGGCATCTTGTCGGCTATCTCCTTCAAAGCCTTTCCGCCGCCCGCAACCACGCCTTCCTGGAAGGCATTCCTGACCGAGTTGACCGCGTCAACTGCTTTGTCCAAGAGGTATTTTCTCTTGGCAACATTGCCGCCTATCTTCACTATCTCGAATCCGGAAGTGAGCTGAGCGATGCGGATCTGAAGGTTTCGCTTTTCGAAATCTGATTCCGAGGCTTTCAACTGCTTCGTGAGCTCTGTTATGCGCCCTTTGACGCGAGTACGGGAGGTAGAATCATCGACGCCGGCTATCTCGGAATTCCATCTGCGGGCCACGATCTTCTCGGCCGTACCTATGTCGGAGATCATGACATCTTCGATGTTGGCCGCTTCGGTATGGATGAATCGGCCCCCTAAGACGACTGCGATATCCCTCATTATCTCTTTCTGGTCTGTATACGGAGCGTTGATGGGATATATGCGAAAACCAGCCTGTCCGTATTTGATGGCCTCTTGAATAGCTTCGGCTGAAAAGCCGCGGGCAATAATGGCCAAATCCCGGACTCTTTGGTCGGTGAGTATCTTGAGTACCGGTGCTAGTGGTACAAGGCTTTGGATAACATAGTCGGTCAAGAGAGTGCGGGTCATGGGTGTGTTCAGGGATTGGGTGGCGGGATCGAAGGCTATCATATTGGTGCTGAAGCCATTATCAATCCTGACGCCGTTGACGTGCTTTACGGAGTGTTCTTCATCATTTGATTCCTCGGCTATGAGCACGCCGTTCGGCCCGAGCTTGAACTGAGCCGATCCGATAAGCTTACCGAGATCCTTGTCCTCGACCGATACAGTGGCGACATCGATGAGCTGCTTTTCAGTGGTGATGGGGCTGCTCATTGTTTTCAATTGTTCCGTCACATCCGCACGCTCTTTTTCTATCTGGGTTATGACTTCCATCGGGGTCATATCGCCGATTATCCGCTTCTCCGTCGGAAGGTGGCGAATAGCGGCTTTGAGTATCGCCTGGGCTAAGGTGATGGCGGTAGTGGTTCCGTCCCCGACTTTATCATCCGTCCGGGTCGCTGCCTGGCGAAGGATGTTGATGCCGAGATTTTCCGTCTCGTCTGTAGACATGAACTCTTGAGCAATGGTCTTGCCATCATTGGTGACCTTCATTCCCTTTTCGAGAACGGCATTGGCGCCGAAGGGACCGAGGGTGGACTTTACAGCATCGGCCATGAAACTTGCGCCTTTGATAAGAGAATCCCGAGCTGCTACTCCTGTCTTGATCACCATTCTTGTCGACATGTGTTTATATTGTTATTTTTATATGCGAGTAATAATACGGATTGATATTTTTAAGTCAAGGACTTGGTGGCTTCGAAGTGTCCTCCAATAGAACGTAGGCCATACCTGATCTTCTGTGGAATGACTTTATATTCCCCATACTTTTGTATGAGCCATGTCCGGCGCTGCGTCCATAACCTAGATTTCGAAAGGGAGGTTACTTCAGCCTCACCAAAGAGGTCTAAAATATCTTGAACTGAAGCGCGCGACAAGGCGACCCATTCATTCATTTCCTTGATCATTGAGTGGCCGTCTTGGAATTGGTCTACTTCGTGTCCTTTGGCGCAAAGGGGAATAATTCCCCACTTTAGTTGAAGCTTCTTGCCACCTATGACAAGCGCGTGCTCCCAGGTTATCCGGCCATCGCATGTGTGGCCATGGTGGCCAAACAAGGAGCACGTCAGGTAGAAGGGATCTTGCTTAAGCTCCTTCCTAATCGGGTCTGGAATGACTGTGGTTTTGCTTTTCATATTTTCTATATATAACTTATTACTATTACTAGGGGTGGGGATATGGGGAATTGATGTTTTTTATCCTGTAATGGCTTCGTATTTTTGATAATTCAAGATGTTGATATCCTGTGGATTTTTTCTGACAAGTTGGGGAGTATTTTTTTCTTTTAAAATTTATCCCCACCTAATCCCCAAGATATCCCTATCATATCGACACTATTTCCCCAGCATATCCACATCTATTGCACAGGTATCTGGGTAATGGTAACGCAATTCGGGATGATCTGTGTGTATCCGGCCGTGGTGATTTCAGAATAATAGCAGGCCACGGAAGTTGAGGGATCTATGAAGCGTTGAACATCAATCGTGCTTGTTGGTGTCTGGAGATGAGCAATAAATATATCACTCGGGACCGCGATGACCGCATCAGTAGTTATAGTAGACTGGACCGGCGTCTGGGCCTCCTGGGGAAAGAGAGAATTAAATAATGATCCAAAGTTTACACTACCTGTTCCGATAGTTGTGACCGGTTGTGTGCTCGTGGAAGTCGTGACCTGGCCGTTCACGATTATGGGTGTGGAAGTCGTTAATATAGTTTGAGGGGCAACCTGCGTGCTAGTCGGAGCAACTTGCGCAGTGGGAGGGGTAAAGTTTGTGAGAGGATAGGCAGGCTGATGCGTGATGTCGTATCTCGGACCGGGCATGTAATAGGCATAAGCTGAAGAGGTGTTG